GGACGTGAGTTCATTCGTCTGAATACTTTTATCAAAGCATAAAATGGAATGAGAGGAAAAGGAGGTTGGCCTTAGGGCCTTCCTCCATTTGGTGTATAAGTGGAGAGTGGAATGTTAGTCGATATTAGTTTTATAGATGTTAGACCAGATAGACAGAGGACAGATTTAGGTGACCTCGAAGAATTGAAACAAAGTATTCTCAATCTTGGTCTAATAAACCCGATTGTGGTAGAGAATAAAGAAGATGGCAGTGGATATTGGGTAATCGCTGGAGAACGCAGATTACGAGCACTGCAGGCCATCGAAGCAGAAAGTGGGATGTTCAATCATCAAGTGGAGGTTAGATTGTTTGACCAACTGGATGAAAGTGCAAAACAGCTCATTGAATTGGATGAGAATATTAAGAGAAAAAATCTCAGTTGGCAGGAATATGTCTGTGCCTTGAATAAAGTCTGGATGTTGATTGGAGAAGGCAAGATGAGCCAAGAAGCCTGTGCAAAGCAAATCGGACTTTCAAAAAGCACATTGAACAGAGCGCTGGCGATTTATGAAAATCTGGAAGATGAGCGAGTTAAAAACGCAACCGATTTTGCTAATGCCTATAATGTAGTTAAAAGAATTAATGATAGAAAAATGGCGAATGTGATGATAGAAACTATGGACGCCATTGATGAGATTTTAGATGACGGAGGGAATTTAAGAGATGGAGGAGAAGGTAACGAAGGTGTCTTGGAAGGAAGTAACAAGACGGCAGGCAGAGATGCTGGAACGAATGGAAGCAAGACGAGCACTGCTGGAAGAACAGGAATTGGCTCGGCAAAAGGTCAAATGGATTTGGAGGACTTTCTGGGCGATACTGGTAGTGGTGTTTCTAATTCTGTTGGGAATGTCCAGTTTGCTGAATCTCCCTATCGAATAATTCAAGGAGATTTCTTTAAGTGGGCAGATGAATATAAAGGGCGACCCTTTGATTTGATTCACTGCGATTTTCCCTACGGTATTGAACACGATAGAAGTGCACAGGGCAAGACAAATACCTTTGGGGCATACGAAGACAGTGAGGATATTTACAAGCAACTGGTGGAAGGGCTTTTAGCAAATAAAGACAAAATCATTGCTCCAAGTGCAAATGTGATTTGCTGGCTGAGTTTGCGGTATGCTCGTTGGACGATTGACAAGTTTACAGAAGCTGGATTTACTCACTTGCTTCAACCATTCATCTGGCATAAAAATGATGGAAAGGGAATTGTTGCTGACCCGGCTTGTGGAATGAGAAACTGTTGTGAATATGCTTTGATTTTCATTCGGAACAGAAGAAAGGTTGCAAAGATTATCTCGAATATTATTGCAGCTCCTGCAACAAAACATTTCCACGCAAGTGAAAAGCCGAGAGCAGTGTTGGATAAGCTTCTCAGCGCATTTGTGGATGATTCAAGCAGGGTTCTCGACCCAACGTGTGGAAGTGGAACAGCGATACAGGCGGCCTGGAAGAACAAAGCCAAGGAAGCACTGGGAATCGAGATGGACAAGGGGTTTGCCACTGAAGCCCAAAAATGGCTTGATGAAACAATTAAAACTGAGGGTGCAATAGATAATCTCGAAATTGATTTGGATTAACTTTTGAAAATGAAAGGACTGGAAAATGATACATAGTGGAACATTGGATTACACAGCTTTTAAAAGTATTTATGACTTCAAAAATGATGAGTATGTTGAAAAACCTGTAGCGGTAAGTGTTGATTGGACTGCAGAGCAAACAGAACTCGGAGACGGAAGAAAAGAGTGGGATTTCGAATGCAGTGCAACAACCGAGGATGGAGCTGATTATCTCCTCACCGAGGACGATGAGACAAAAATCTTCGAACAACTACGTCAAAATGGGGAGTTCTAACAATGACCAAGCTTGTTATTCTTGTGGACTATCCAAGTAAAACAGACTTGGTTACAAGGGGGCTCCTCACTGGGGCCTCCGGTCGTGTGTTCTGGGATGAATGGAATACATTGCCAGCGTTGAAGTATGAGTATGATAAGGAGATTTGGTCTGTGCTTCCGACAAGACCAGGGGATGGCAAAGTTGAATCGCTTTGTGTGAGTAAAAAGGAAGCTGAGGAAATTGTTGGAAAGGGAAAGTATCCTTATAACTATATCAAATCAGGCAAGTGGCTTCATCCAAAGTGGTTTGGAGAACTGGACAAACTCAAGGTGAAGCTTGAAGCAGCGAGACCGAATTTGGTTTTGGCTTTAGGGCCTTTGGCCTGTTGGGCTATGCTCGGAGATGCAAGATTTACAATTCATAGGGGAACCTGTGCGGAGGGATTGTGTGGAATCAAAACACTTCCATCATATTCCCCAATGACCCTGATGCGTGATTATTCCTCTATCGCCATTCTCAGTGCAGACTTGATGAAGGCAAGTCGTGAAATGCAATTTCCTGAAGTTCGCCGACCAAGACGGCAAGTGTTTGTTCCAGAGACAAGTGAGGATTTGGATGTTGTTTGCTCAGAACTTAATGCACAGAGCAAGCTCAGCCTTGATATTGAAACTATCCCAGCTTGGAAACAAATCACCTGTGTTGGATTTGGCATTGGAGCTACCAAAGCATACGTTATTCCTTTTACAGATACTCGTAAGCCAGATGGATGTTATTGGGACTTTGCAAATGAAGTCAAGGCGTGGTCGATTGTAAAACAAATCTGCAAAAATCCAGCCATTGAGAAAGTCCTTCAAAATGGAGTGTATGACATTCAATGGCTCTGGAGGATTTGCAACATTCCCACCTTTGGATTCCGAAATGACACTATGATTTTGCACCATTGTCTATATCCTGAACTTCAAAAGTCCCTTGGCTTTATGGGTAGTCTTTACACCAATGAAGGCAGTTGGAAACTTATGAGACGCTTCAGTGAAAAGGAGGAAAAATGACGGCGGAGAAATATTCACAAGCTTGGGTCAATGATATGCTGGAAAAGCTGAAAACATTGGCCGCAGGGCAAATTTGGATGGACAGAAACGGAAATACAGTCTATGTTGACTCCATTCAAACAAAGCTGAAGATTTCTCCAAAGGCACATCATTATGTAGATTACTACGATGATTTTGGTTTGAAGTGGATGGACAAAAAGGATTTTGTTCAAATGTATTCGCCTTGTGGAGAAGCATGGATTAGACGGAGTGAACTTCATTCACTGAAAAATTTAAAAGGGAGCATTAAGAAATGAAAATCTATCAAACACAAGATTATACTCCAATCAATGAGCAGGAGACTCTTTGGGTTTACAATGGCTTGGACGTATGTCTGACCAATGAAATTCTCGAGGCATTGCTTCCACAGCTCGGCCCAAATACCAGTCAAATCTATAAGTGGGAATTTGCCAGTCAGAGTCTTGCACTCGAGATGATGCTCAGAGGACTCCGTGTAGATACCAACAAAGTCCACGAGGTTCTTCAACAAGCCGAAGCAGCTTATAATAAATATAATTCAATGCTCCAACGGATTACAGAGGCAACTTGGGGAGAAGGACTTAATCCACAAAGTCCCAGCCAGCTCCAAGAATTTTTCTATGGTGCAATGAAAATTAAGCCAATTATGCGTAGAGGTAGACCAACCACTGACCGTGCTGCAATGGAGGAAATTCAGAACATTAATATCTATGCTCGTCCTGCAGCAAAGCTTGTTCTCCTCTGCCACGACTTTGGAAAAATACTCAGTGTGCTTAGGACTGATATTGACCCAGATGGCCGGATGAGATGCTCTTATGCTGTTGCCGGAACGGAGACTGGTCGGTGGGCAAGTCGTATGTCGGCATTTGGAACTGGCACAAATATGCAAAACATCACGAATCATCTTCGGACTATATTTGTTGCTGACCCAGGGCAGAAATTTGCCTACATCGACCTGCACGCTGCAGAGTCCAAGGGAGTGGGTTATATCTCTGGAGATGAGAATTATATCAAGGCCTGTGACGAAGGAGATGCACATACTGTGGTGGCCAGATTGGTTTGGACTGACCTGCCTTGGACAGGGGACATCAAAAAGGATAAAACCATTGCCAGTGAAACTCCATTCTATCGTGAGAACTCCGTGCGTGATATGGCAAAGCGTGGAGGACACGGAACAAACTATTATGGAAAACCAGCCAATATGGCCGGACACCTTAAAATGCCAGTCGATATTGTCGCCCATTTCCAGGCAGAATATTTCAAAGCATTTCCAGGAATCCCACGTTGGCATCAGCGAGTTATAACACAATTACAAACTACACGAACAATCGTAACCTCATTCGGAAGACAAAGACTATTTTTCGACAATCCAGATTCAAATAGCACTATTCGAGAAGCAATCGCATATGAACCTCAAAGCACTATTGCAGATACATTAAATTATGGAGCCTATAAAGTTCAACAGCGTTGGCACGGAGGGGATGTTAAGTGTATGGCACAGCTTCACGACGCGATTTTGGTGGAATATCCAGAAGAGCAAGAAGATGAACTATTGCCAGAAATTATGAAAACAATGCTAACACCTGTTCTTGTTCGTGGACGCTGGATGACAATTGATTTGGAAGCTGAAAGTGGATGGAACTGGAGCCATTGGAATAAGAAAGACCCCAGTGAAAATCCTGATGGTATTAGAGGATATAATGGAAATGATGAAAGAAAA